AGGAGACACTCAGAAAGACGGAGAAGCATCTCCTAGTCAACCTAACTATGCAGGAAGCGAAGTTAACGAAACAACAATTCAAGATCTGCTATTTTTAGAAAACAGAGATAGGAAATATTCAAGTGATGTATATACAGTAAGAGGCATTTACAATGTACAGGATCAAGACTTCAATCTATCGCAGTTTGGAATGTTCTTACAGAATGACACTTTATTTTTAACTGTGCATTTGAACGACATAGTTGAGAGAATTGGCAGGAAGCCGATGTCAGGTGACGTCCTGGAATTCCCTCACATGAAAGAAGACTATTCATTAGATGAAAGTATACCAATTGCACTTAAAAGATACTATGTGGTGGAAGACGTAAACAGGGCCGCAGAAGGATTTTCAGCAACATGGTGGCCACATCTTTTAAGATTGAAAATGAAAAGTCTAGTTGACTCACAAGAGTTCAGAGATATCATAGGTGACGCCACAACAACAAATTCAGTTGCAAGTTACATGTCTACTTTCAACAGAGAGAAGACAATCAATGACCAAGTAGTTGCCCAGGCAGAAGCAGACGCACCGAAGTCCGGATTCAACTACAAACAATATTATGTGGCACCTATAGATGAAAGAGGAAACATCAGAACAGAAAATGTTAACACAGAATCACAAAGAGCTAGTAGTGATGCCACAGTAAATGCAACCATAGACACTCCTGCTAGTTCGCACTATGGCTTCTATCTAGACGGCGACGGTGTAGCACCAAACGGGAACCCAGCAGGGTTTGGTATTTCGTTTCCGATTTCCGGTGTTGACCAAGGCGACTATTTCCTAAGGACAGATTACCTACCCAACAGACTGTTCCGTTATGACGGAAACAGATGGGTAAAAATAGAAGATTCAGTTAGAATAACTACAACAAACAATGACTCGAGAGCAAACTACAAAACAGGATTTGTCAATAACACAACAGAATCAACCATAAATGGTTTGACTGTGAAACAGAGACAATCACTGGCAGACGCTCTTAAACCAAAGGCTGACAATTAATGTTACATTTTTACGAGGGACAGGTTAGAAAGTTTTTAACGCAATTCATACGAATTCTAAGTAATTTTTCTGTTGAGACCGGTAAAGCCAAGGATGGACAGATAAACCTTAGAGCGGTGCCTGTGGTGTACGGAGATCCAACAAGGCAGGTTGCAAACATCATAAGGAACAACAGTGAGAACGCATTAAACTACGCTCCTAAAATTGCCGCTTATGTGAGAGAATTGAACTATGATAGGGAGAGGATGCAAAATCCTTATCACATAGAAAAACAACACCTGAGAGAAAGAGATGTTGACAGTGACGGCAACTACACCAACCAATTGGGTGCAGGCTACACCATAGAGA